AAGATATGAAACGCAGGAGATACCCAAAAAATGGAAAGGGTGTAAAAACCTTCCAACAAATCGCAGGAACTGAGATTGGCCGTGCATTACTGACCCGCAATATGGGTTACCAGTACGGAACCGATCGCAACATCTATTCTGCGCTCGGTTATCCGGCCACCAGGGCCTTAACTTTTGAAAGTTATTATGCCCGTTACCAGCGTCAGGATATTGCGAAAGCCGTTATTGATAAGCCGGTTGATTACACCTGGAAAGGTCGACTGGACATTGAAGAACCCCAGGTTGAAGACGATACCCAGTTGACTGGGGCATGGAGAGGTTTAGAAGAAGAACTTGGTTTGAAAGGGATTTTCTCAGAGGTGGACAAGTTGACAGGTATAGGCCGATTTGGGGTTCTTCTCCTGGGTCTTGATGATGTTAAGAGTAGAGACGGTTGGAGGGAACCTGCAGAGGATGCAAGAAGACTTCTGTATGTGAAACCCCTCGCGGAAGGGAACGTTGAATTGAAGGATTGGGAAAAGAACCCGTCCGATCCACGTTACGGGATGCCTCGGTTTTATTCCATAACGGTGGGGACGCCTGGTGAACAAGGCACTATGCAAATTGATGTTCACCACAGTCGCGTTATCCATATTACCGATGGGTTGGGTTCTGGGGTGTACGGGACACCGCGGTTGCAGAGCGTTTACAACCGCTTGATGGATTTGGAAAAGATTGTTGGTGGTGATGCTGAGATGTTCTGGCGCGGAGCCCGCCCCGGGTATAATTACAGTTTGGATCCTGAGTATAAGATGGGGGATGATGAGGAAGAGACGCTTCAAACAAGGATTCAAGAGTATGAGCATAACTTGAGAAGGTTCATTGTATCACAAGGCGCCAGCATCAATTCCTTAGCCCAACAGGTAGCTGATCCATCTAACCACGTGGATGTCCAAATCCAAATGATCAGTTCAGTGAAAGGCATCCCCAAACGGATCTTAACAGGTTCGGAACGCGGTGAGCTTGCCTCCAGCCAGGATCAGGAGGAATGGTTGAGCACGATAGCAGCCAGGCGGGACGAGTTCGCAAGCCGGAAGATAGTTAGGCCGTTCGTTAACCGGTGTATTGAGCTTGGAATATTACCGCCCCCGCAGGATGAGCGTGAAGGCTACACCGTCAGATGGGAGGACTTGTTTGCCAAGAGCGAAAAGGACAAGGCCGAGATAGGTAAGACGCGGGCGGATGCGCTGAAGGATTACGCAGGCGAGGCGGCCGCTCAAGTTATAATGCCGCCCCGGGCGTTTTATGAGATGGTTATGGGCTTCAGTCCTGATGAGGTTGATCGGATTGAAGAGTTAGTCGGGGCTCAGGTACGCGAAGAAGAAAATGATTTTGAAGACGAGGAAGAATGATATGCAATTGCGCACATAAGAGTGATATTGTGACGTTCCAACAGGCCGAACGTTATGACCCGACTCGCACGGTTACGGCGCGGAATGAATTCGCAAGAGAGATGAGCAAGAGGTTCCGTAGATTGAGGGGAATGATCCGCGAGGCGATTGTGGAGCGTGATGTGTTTGGGTTGCAGGCCTATGGACTTCCAGCAAGAGAGGCGTTTGACTTCCCTCGCGACAGCCGCAAGGTGGCGGCCTTCATGGAGTGGTTGAGACAACAGCAAGTGGATCAAATATTAGAGGTCACCGATATTCAGCAGGTGGGCGAAGGAGTTGATCGAGCCTGGACGAATAAATACATACAACGGAATTATGAAACTGGAGTTAAGCGTGCATCAACCGAAATGAGAAAGGCCGGGATCGACGTTCCTACCATGGAGCAGAGAGGAGGCGTTGATGCCGTTATGGGAGGAGCTGTCCATGCCGATCGCGTTGGGTTGCTTTACACCCGGGCGTTCGAAGAGTTGAAGGGCATAACTGAGGCGATGGATCAGCAGATTTCTCGGGTGTTGAGCGAAGGGATGGCTGAAGGACAGCACCCGCGTACGGTTGCGAGAAGGATTAATGCTACCATCAGCGGAAAAAAGATGGGTGAGTTAGGAATAACAGACACGGTTGGAAGGTTCATCCCAGCCGAAAGGCGGGCGCGTATGATGGCTCGGACGGAAATGATTCGCGCACACCATATTGGGATGGTTCAAGAGTATAAGAATTGGGAGATTGAGGACGTGCGTGTTAGAGCCGAATGGCGGACGGCCGGCGATCGAAGGGTTTGTGAGGAGTGCGCCGCGTTGGAGAGCAGAACGTTCACATTGAAGGAGATTGAGAACATGATCCCTTACCACCCGGAATGCAGGTGCGTGGCATTGCCGAAAAGGCCTCAAGACGCGCGCTTGGGTGTTCAGCCAGAGATAGTAGAAATGAGATAAAAACGATAGGCAGATGGAAAAGAAATTGAGAATACATACTGAAACAGGTCAACGTTACCAAGTGCGTTATGAAACCCTTCAAGGCAGAAACCACTTGGTTGTGCCTGTGGTAATGATGGTGGAGGGCGTTCATGCAGGAAGCCGCGGGCCGGTTCTGCACCTGGCTGAGGAGTTTGAGAGCTTCACTCCAGCGTGGAACGGCATCCCGGTTACAATCGACCATCCCAAAAGGGACGGTCAATTCGTTTCGGCGAACGATCCTGAAATGATTGAGACTTCCACCGTCGGGCGAGTGTTCAACACCCACGTCGATGGAGAGAAACTCAAGGCCGAGGCCTGGCTGGATCAGGAGAAACTGAAGGAGGTTTCGCCTGAGGCCTTGTCACATATTGATGGAGGCAAGGAGTTGGACGTGAGTGTTGGTGTATTCACTGAGGATGATAATACTCCCGGCAATTGGAACGGAGAGGCTTATGAATCAATAGCAAGAAATTATCGACCCGACCATCTTGCCTTATTGCCGGGAGGCGTCGGAGCCTGCTCCTGGGAAGATGGTTGTGGTGTTAGAGCTAATGAAAAGAATGAAGGAGGAACTGATGTGAAACAAGATGTATTCAAAAACAAGGAGGATCTTGTGGCCTTTGCAACAGGTTACAAGGAGCTGATAGATCGAGCCCGTCAGAAGTTGGATGCTATGGATACGAACACCCGGGTCCACTTGTTGGAAGAGGTGTTCGAGGATCATTTGATCTATCGCGTGGCAACCGCCGAAGGCGAGGAGAGCTTCTATCGGCGAGAGTACTCAATCAACGAGGATGGCTCCATAGAACTCGAAGGCGAGCCGCAACCTGTTGAGAAGAGGACAGAATTTGTTGCGCTGTCCGATGGACAAAAAGAAGAAAAACAAATGTTTAACTTGAAAAAATTTTTTGGAATGGGTAAAAAGAAAGATGAAACAGTTAGCACCTGTGTCGAAAATAAGGTGCAGGAGCTAATCGACCATGAGGGCACTCGTTTCACCGACGATGACCGCGAATGGTTGGAAGGACTCGGCGATGTTGAGGTGTTGGAGCGTCTGTTCCCTGCAAAGAAGCAGGAGGAGGATGAGCCAGCCGCCAACAGCGACGAGGGAGGAAAGGAAGACAACCGCAAGGTTACCAAGGAGGAAGCCATGGAGGCTCTTCAGGGGTTGTCTCAGGATGAGTTCATGAAGTTCTTGCCCAAGGAGGTGAGAGAACAGATTGAGCATGGGTTGAGCATCCATCGCGCCGAGCGCGAGAAGAAAATCGACCACATCATGAACAACACCCCGGAAGGCACCTGGGAGCGGAAGACCTTGGAAGCCATGGAAACTAAGACGTTGGAAAGCCTTGCCGCTTCGGTGAAGCCCAAGGCGGATTATTCGCTTAATTCCGCAAGCAACGAAGCTGGCTCGGAGCCTGAGGAGAAGTTGCTTCCCTTGGGTGTTAAGGAGAAGAAAGAAGAGAAATAATTGTTGAACCTTTTTAAACGAGAAGATTATGTCTAAGAAGACTATTAAATTGAAGAAGTATGTCGACAACGTGGAGGAGCGAAAATCAGCAACCGGCCAGGATGATATTAAGCCGGGAATGCTGTTGGAGCTTGACTCTGATGGCGACGTAAAGAAGCACGATGACGAGGATGGCAATGCCGCTCCGCTGTTCGCTCTTGAGGACGAACTCCAGGGCAAAGGCATCGAGGAAACCTACGATGCGGAGGAGTCTGTGTTCGTTTGGGTGTGCGTGCCTGGTGAGCAGGTGTATGCCATATTGAAGGATGGAGAGAACGTCAATGCTGGGGCCTACTTGGCGTCGAAAGGCGACGGCACTCTGAAGGAGTGGGGTGAACCCGGCAGTGCCGGAGAGGTCGCATCCCGCTCGGTTGTGGCGCAGGCGCTTGAGAGCGTCCATGCGGACGACGAAGACACAAGGATCAAAGTTCGTGCGCTGTAAAAAATGAATGTTGAATTGTAAAAATGGAGAAGACAATGAATGTTAATATTGATTATGTAGGAAAGGAAGCCAGTAAGGGTTCTGTAGCGCAGCACCTCGTCGCCAATTCCAAGCTTGAGCCCGGTCGAATGAGGCCGTGGATCGGCAAGGATGGCGGTGTGTACGTAACCGTCCACACCGGGGGTGATCGCAAGGATCCTGCTAATTACAAAAGCGTTCCCGTAATGGCGAACGGCACGTTGAGGCGTGACGAATGGAAGCAGCTGGATGAAGCGGTTCATCAGGTTGCTGAACAAAGGTTGGTTGGGTTTCAGGATCTAACCGATCGCGGGTTGACTTACAACCTGGGCAATGCCATGGGCACCACGGTTCTTGAGCATCACAAAATGTCAGATGCCCTTGAGGCAGAGCTGAGCATGGATGCCGTAACCCGTACCCAGGGCGATAGGGTGGAATTCTCAACCGAATATCTGCCCATTCCGATCGTTCATTGCGATTATGAAATTAATGAGAGAGTTCTTGAGGCTTCTCGCAGAATGGGTAATCCACTGGAAACCCTTCAAGCCGAGCGTGCCGCACGCAAGGTGAGTGAGGAGCTTGAGAAGATGCTTTTCACCGACACCAAGTATAACTACGGTTCGGGGAAGATTAAGAGTTTCATCAATTACGATGACCGTAATGAATACAGCCTGGATGATAATTGGGATGCCTCTGGTGTTTCCGGTAAAGGTATCATCGAGGATGTATTGGGAATGAAACAGATGTCCATAGATAATTATCATTATGGGCCTTGGGTTCTGTACATTCCAACCAAGTACGAAACCAAGCTGGATGAGGATTACGATGACACCCGCGGAAACACCATTCGCGAGCGTATCCTTGCTATCCAGGGGATACAGGACATTAAGGTGATTGACATGCTGCCTGCTAATAATGTTCTGTTGGTGCAGACCACTTCCGACGTTGTGCGTATCGTACGCGGTATGGATCTGCAGAACGTTCAGTGGGAGACTGAAGGCGGCTTTGTTCACAAGTTCAAGGCTCTGACCGTACAGGTTCCCCAGATTCGTTCTGACGACAACGGCAGGTGCGGCGTTGTACATGGATCATAAGAACAAGCTGTTAATCACACAGCTTAATCATTCGTAAAACCTAAAAATGAATAATTATGGCTACTAAAAAGAACACAGGTGAGAAAACTTTCATTAAGAGAGGTGGCGGTTCGTTGCGTCTGAAGGACGGCCGAACCATAAAACCAAATGAGAGGTTCTATGCGAGGCTGGAGTTGATACCCATGTCCTTCAGGGATAGCATTGAGGAAGTCCAGCCGCGGGCAAGGGCTTCTAAGAGCGCTTCTGAGGAGGAGTCGCAGGCTGAGGCAGATGCTCAGAAGGAAGAATACACCGTAGAAGCAAGGCAGAACGCCCCGGGCTTCTATGATGTGAAAGACTCCTCGGGGAAGCTTCTCAATGAGAAGGCTTTGAGGAAGGAAGATGCCGATGCTTTGAAAGAAGATCTTGAAAAGAAGTAATGAGCGCAGGGCAGAAATATTGGACAGTCCCCAGGATGTGGGAAGAAGGGGAATGCTGGATTTTGGGTGGAGGCCCTTCATTGCCGGAGCAGTTTGGCGTCCCTGAGGACGTCATACAAGACGTTCGGCAAGGCCGCAAACCCGTCTCGGCATATTCTCCTTTCCTTTCCTCAATCCACAACAAACACGTCATAGGCGTTAACATGGCGTTCAAGTTAGGGGAATGGATCAGTGTTCTGCTGTTCGGCGATGAGGAGTTCTACAGAAGGAACAAGTTGGATATCTTGCGTTGGAGGGGTTTGCGAGTGAGTTGCGTGAAAAGGTTATCCGGCTCTCGTAAGGATGACCCCATGCCGAAGTTCGTTTTTCCAGGAGTGAAGATGTTGGAAAAGGTGAATACACAGAAGAAAGGCATCTCGCCGGATCCTTCGGTATTGTACATGAACAACAGTGGCGGAGCGGCTATAAACTTTGCTGCCCATGCTGGAGTGAAGCGGATTGTTTTGGTGGGCTTCGATATGAACGAAACCTCAACAGGTACTCATTGGCACCAGTTATATGAGAAGAGGTCAGGTTGGGAGCCTCCGTTCAAGAAGCATTTGAAAGGTTTTCCTGCGATTGCTCGGGATGCTGAGCGTATGGGAATCGAGATTATTAACGCCTGTCCAAATAGTGCGATACAAGAGTTCAGAAAAGCGAATGTAAAGGATCTGTTATAATGGATAGAAGGTACAACATAGTCTTGCTACTGAAAGAAACTGAGAAGTTCTGTTTTTGGGATGTGCGGCTTATTACTCACCATATCAGAAAGCATTGGAGTGGTGAGCGGGCGCCTCGTATTGTTTGTCTATGGGACAGAGCGACGAGCGTTTTTGAGCTTGGTAGTTTTGAGCTGTGGCCGATGCCGCATCCTGATTACCGGGACTGGTGGTGCAAGATGAACCTTTACCATCCTGATTTGGATTCGTTGAGACCGTTCTTGTATCTGGATTTGGATACCGCCGTGCTTGGGGATTTGAAGCCGTTGATGGATAAGATATTGGATGAGTTCCCTGATGATTTTATAATGCTGGAGGACTTCAACATTAAGGATCAGCCATCAGGCGGGGTCATGTGGTTCCCGGCTGGCGATGATGAGAACAACAACACCATTCTGCAGGCTTTCGCGGAAAGAGGAGAAGAGGTTAGGCGTACTGATGTGTTCTTGGAAAAGTATCGTGGGAAGCCGGATCGTTACTTCCAAGATTTTACCAATGAGATTGAAACCTTCAGAGTATTGATGAAACGCGTAAAGAAGACGTCTACACGTGGGCGGTGGTTAACGGAAGTTAATCAGAAGACAACTCTCGTATGTTTCTGGGGCAAAACGAAGATTCCTGCGGGTTGTAGAAAGGCCGATTGGGTGAAAGAGTACGTTAAGGATTTTGAAAACAGTTAATCATGAAGAAACCTATTTTCATAACAGGCATAGAGAGGAGCGGTTCGTCGATGATTGCGAAAATCGTTGGGGATTCTCCTGAGGTGTTCGTAGGCAACACCAAACGCATGCTGGAGAACGAGCGGTTGGAGTCGTTAATGATTTCGCGGTACGTGCTTGAGGGGTGCGACCCCATGGCACAAGACCCGTTACCGGAGCCGTCGTCCATTTCCATACCGGATTGGTGGAGAGGTGCGGTGTTGGAGGCTTTGGAACGCGATGGTTTCGATGCGGAGCGGTATGAAACCTGGATGTACAAAAGCGCCAGGCTTCTTCACACCTGGCCTTTGTGGGCAAAAACGTTCCCAGAAGCTCGCTGGATCATCGTTAGGAGGCGAACTGGTAGTATTGCCCAGTCATGTAGCAAAACCAACCATATGAGAGCCTATGTGGATAAATCGGATTGGTTGGTGTGGGTTAGACATCAGGAGCAGTTGTTACGCGATCTGGCGAACAGCGGGGTTCAATCAAGAATTGTATGGCCGCATAGAATGGCTCAAGGCGATTTCACCCAAATACAAGATACATTTCATTGGTTAGGATTGCGTTGGAGGTCAGATATCGAAGAACATATGAATGAAATACTGAAAAACAGTCGCGATGATGAGGACTACAAAAGAACAAGTTAGGGAAATAATTGATACCGGGTTGGAAGATAATGAGGTGGATGCTTTCATTAGCGGGGCGAATTCGATGGTTAATGCCTACTTGGCGGGTGAAGGTTTGAGCAGCACTCTGTTGGAGGAGATTGAGCGTTGGTTAGCAGCTCACATGATAGCGTCCACGCGCGAGCCTGCAGCCAAGCGCCAGGAAGCCGGCACGGCCAAGATCGAATACTTTGGTCAGTATGGCATGGGTTTGGATTTGACTGCTTACGGACAAATGGTTAAGTCGTTGGATACGAGCGGTAAGATGGCGGCTGCATCTAAGAAAAAGGTCGATATAAGATTCTTGTAATATGGGTATACTGAGTTTTATAAAAGAGGTTTGCGTACAGAAGGCGGTGTATTGGGGTTCTCCGGGCTCGGATGGTTATAAAAGGACATACGCGGATGCCGAGCAGTTGGAACCACCGGAGGACGGAGTCCGTTGGGATGAAACGGCCGAGGTTATGACCGATGACCAAGGCAAGGAGTTCGTTACCAAGGCTCAGGTTATGTGTCCAAAAGAACTGGACGTCGGTGGGTTGTTGTACCTCGGGGATAAGGAGGATTTGACCGAGGAAGAAAAAAGTGACCCCCGTAAAGTTGAAGGGGCTCGTGAGATTAGACGCGTGGACAAGACGCCATTGTTTAAGTCGAAGGATGAATTCGTATATCAAATATATGTTGGATAATGGGACGTAGAGTTAAGGCTAAAAGACCGTATCTTGAAGGATTGGACAAGGTTATGAAACGTCTAAACACCGAGATAAATAACATAGAAGGCGGAACGTTGAAGGGTTTGATCGGAGGTGCTATCGTTATCCGTCGGAGCATGGATGATCAATCCCCCAAGATACCGATAGGTACTACGGGTAACCTGCGGTCAAGTTGGTTCGTTGTGACGTCCCGCGGAGATACCGCCGAAGGGCAATCACCGCAGTTCAAAGGTAGAGGATCTGGACATATGGCCTCCGATCATAATCGGGTAGTGGATCAAAATCGTAGTAAGGCACAAGGACAACGACAACCGTATGTGGTTATGGGGTTCTCTGCGAATTATGCTGGCTGGGTTCATGAGATGGTTGGAAACATAGCATGGCGAAGGCCTGGGAGTGGTAACAAGTTTTTCCAGGCGGCTATCAGGAGAAACTTTCGTCCGGTATTGGAGGAAATAAGAAAAAATGCTCAAGTTAAATGAAAGCGGCAAGCGAACATATAGCAGGAATATTGGAAGATTGTAGTGATCTGGGTCTTGAGATAGGCGAGGACTTGTTCATAGGAGCGGAGCCTCCCAGTCCGGATAATTGCGTAACCGTTTTTGACACCCCGGGCCGCGAGCCGATGATAACTCTTGATGGAAAGAAGTATTATTACCCAGCCATACAGGTAAGGGTCAGAAACGTTGATTATCGCGATGCTTATTCCATTGCCTGGGATATATATGACAAGCTCAATGGATCAACTTATGATGTTGAGGATGACGATGTAAGATATACACTGATAACCGGCGACGCCGACCCTGCGCCGCTGGATAGAGACGAAAATGACAGGGTCAGAATGATTGTTAATTTTGAAACCCAAAGAAGAGGAGGAGTGAATTATGAGTAACAACAGCAACGCATTAACAGGTGCCGGTACTAAGTTTCAGAGAATGGAAGAAGACTCATCCCCCGCAGAATTTAAAACCATAGCGGAGGTGAGGTCTATTTCAGGGCCTGACAAAAGCCGAGACACCGTTGAGGTGACGCCCTTGGACACGGATGATGGTTATCGGAAGTTCATTGCATCAGTACGAGACAGCGGAAGCGTTTCGCTGACTATGAATTTCACCCGTGATGGTTATGAAACCATCAACGATGATTTCGAGGACGATGAAGAGAAGAACTATCAAATTGTTCTTCCTGATGATGAGGAAACCACCCTGGAGTTCGAAGGGTTGGTGACTGAGCTTCCACTTGACATAACTCTTGATGATGCGATTACGGCAGACGTAACGATCAAGGTTACAGGTAAGGTGGACATAACCTATAACACTTAAGAAACCGGGAGTCTATTCTAATCAAGAATATAATCACTGATTGTAAAACCCTAAAAATATTAAATCAAAATGACACGTTACATTAATTACAACGGAGAGAAATGGCCTGTGAGAATGGTATACAGTGTTTTTAAGCGTATACAAAAAGACCAAGGCAAGAGCGCGGACTTATCCTCACAGGACATAGAAATGAATGAATACATGCTTTTCTATGCCCTTCAAAAAGGGTGTGAAGCGGAGAATATTGAGATGCCTTTTAAGGTTGAAGACATGGAGGCTGTGCTGGATGAATGTTTCTGGGAATTCCAAAAAATTATCCAGGAGTTCAGGCCCCCTGAGGATGAGGAGCCTGGGCAAAAGAAAAAGAAGGAGGGCAAAGGCTCGGGAAAGTAATGAAGCGGAACCCGGATGATGATATGGATAGGCTGTATGGTGCTGCCATAGCGAGATTCGGATTAACGCCTCGGCAGGTGTATGAGGAAGTGACGCCAAGAGAGATGTATTATGCGATGGAAGATTTTGAAAGTACTAACTTCGGCCCATCGCGGAACCTCTCAGAAGTTATGCGAATGGTGGCGTTCTATGTATTCAACACCAGTGTTAAGAAAAAGGACCGGGCTCGGCGTCCTTCGGACTTGTTCAAGTTCAGCTGGGAACGGGTTACGAAAACCCAAACTCTTGAGGAACAGAAGAATGCGTTACATGCCATCGCGGCGGCGTTCAAGAATAGGAACAAGGAGAAAGGGGAGCGAAAAAAGAAGAAAAAGAAAAAAGGTAAATAAATGGCGAACCTTGGAGAACTTACAGCTGTATTAACCGCTAACACCCAACCGTTGCGAGACGGATTGAGACAGACTGAGCGTGCTGTTGAGCAGTCCAGCAATCGGATGGTTAACAGCATGCAGCAGTTCAACCAGTCTATGCAGCGTGCTGGTGATCGCATGATGAAAGTCGGTAAGACAATGTCTATGTATGTCACAGCCCCATTGACTGGTTTTGGGGTACTTGCCTTGCGTACAGCCGGTGAATTCGAGTCCTCGATGAAGAGAGTCGAAGCCATTTCTCAAGGCACAGCCGATGAAATGGAGGCTCTTGAAACGCAGGCGCGTGAGCTTGGCGAAACGACTATGTTTTCTGCTTCTGAGGCTGCGGACGCTATGAGCTACCTGGCGATGGCTGGTTTTGAAGTCAATGAGATGATGGGAGCTATGCCCGCAACATTAGACCTTGCCGCGGCCGGTCAGATGGAGTTGGGTCAATCTGCTGATATTGTTTCAGATGTTATGCAGGGTTTCGCCATGGATACCGAGGAAACTGAGCATGTGGTTGATGTACTTTCCAAGGCCTTCACCACAGCCAACACCACTCTTCATGGACTGGGTGAAGCTATGAGTTTTGCAGCTCCGGTTGCTCATACCTATGGAGTTGCCATAGAAGAAGCGACTGCGGCTGTGGGATTCCTCTCAGATGCCGGTATAAAGGCCGGGCGAGCGGGCACATCGCTACGCCAGGTGATGTTACGGTTGGCTGATCAGGCGGATGATCTGGGACTTAACATACGCGATTCTGAAGGCAACCTCAAGGATCTTGCTGATGTGTTGGAGGAAGTTGAGAATTCTGGTCTTCAAACTTCAGAGATAGTTGAATCCTTGGGCTCCCAGGCAGGGCCTGCGTTCGCAACCTTGATCGAAAGGGGTTCTGAGGAATTACGAGAATACACCGCGCAATTAGAGGATTCTGGAGGTACTGCCGAAGAGGTTGCTGATAAGCAGATGGAAGGGCTTCAAGGAGCCTTGAAAGAATTGAGATCGGCTTTTGAAGGGCTTCAAATTGCCATTGCCGAGGCAGGTCTATTAGAATTTGCCGCCGATCTTGTTGAGAAGGTTACTGGTTTGATAAGGCGTGTGAGTGATTGGAATCAAACGACGTTGAAAACCATCACCATAATAGGCAGTCTCGCCGCGGCAATGGCGCCGCTATTGGTTTCGTTAGGTATATTCGCAAAGACAGCCGTTCCAGCCGCCATTGGGATAGTGAAGACGTTCAAAGCGGTCGTCGTAGGGGTGACAGGCGCGGTACGGGCTTTCAACACGGCATTAGCGACGACTCCTATGGGAGCTTTCGTAGGGATATCAGGGGCGGCGATAGCCGCTTGGTGGGGTATACAAAGAGCGGTCTACAGCACCACGGAGGCTCAAAAGGCCTTGAATAGAGTACAAGACCAGATTAGTGGGCGGTTTGATCAGCAGGCTGCTGAGATTGACCGTCTAACGCGCGTGGTTGAGGATGGTAATATCCCTCTCAACGAACGGCGCGAAGCCGTTGAGAGGTTAAATGAGTTGGTTCCTGAATATAATGCCCAGTTGACGGAGCAAGGAGAATTGATTGATCATAATACCGATGCTCTTGACAAACATCTTGACCGCCTCAAGGAAGAAATCATCCTGGAGGCTTTCAGAGAAGAAATAACTGAAGCCATACGGCGTCAAAGGGACGCTCTAAGGGAGTTGGAAAAAGCTCAGGATGAGGCGATAGATACGCAAATGAGATCGCATGGGGCGATGGAACGTTCCAACCACGTCATGGATGACACCAACTCCAGGATGAGGCAAGGTACATGGGAGGTTAATCAAGCTCGCCAGGCGTTGGAGGAGGCGGAACAGACCGTTGAGGCATTGGAAAATGAATATCAACAATATCTTGAGACGTTAACGTTCACCAATGAAGCCACTGAGGAACAAACCGAAAAGCAGGAAGAGGATAACGAGAAGAAGGAGGAAGGTGCAAGGTTGGTAGATAGGTATACGGCTTCACTCCAGGCGTTACAAATAACTCAGAGATCCGGCATCGAGATAATGGACGAAATGATGGAGAGTGTTGATCGGGAACTTGAGAAGCTGGATAAGGTCAGCCGCGAGTACGAGGATATGGTGGATATCTATGAACGTTATCGTGGACAAATGGTTCAGGCCGAGGAGATGAATGATCTGTTCGGTGATAGTTATGACATGGTAGAAGAAAAGATGCGAGCCACGCGGAGGGCTATAGAACGGCTTACAGAAGAATATGGGGCCCAGAGCCCAATGGTTCAACACCTTATGGATCAGTATGAGGAGCTTGAGAAAAAGATGGATGATACCTCCGATGGTATTGCGAATACCGAACGTCTCGCCAGAATGGCAGGTAGCGCGTTCGCTGGCATGGCAAATCAAATAGGACAAGCTGCCGCAGGGGCTGAGGCAAGCGTTGAGGATATGGTAAGTTCAATGATTGATAGTATGCAGCAAGCCATTAATATGATGTTCGCTGAGGCGGCCGCGAAACTCTTATTAGAAGGAGCCACGCAAGGACTCGGAGGATTAGCGTTGGCGGCCGCTGGCATAGGGGCGTTGAAAGCTATGTGGCAAAGACACGTTAATCCTGATGCCGCTCCCGAGCCGCAGGGCCTGGCCCGAGGCGGCGATGTAACCCGAGAAGGAGTCTTTCAGGTTGGCGAACGCGGTGTTGAGGATGTCTACTTGCCACGCGGCGCGGCGGTTCGTCCCGTGCCGAGCGATACCAAAGGAGGTGGTTACATAGCATCCACCAAGATAGATATGGGTGAGTTGTGGATAATGCTGAAGGAGCAGGAAGCACATAATGACAGAAACTACGGATCTTAATTATGAGTTACGGAAAGAAATACGAAGCCAAGTTTACACCGTTCTATGAAACGCACAAGAAGCGGGTTGAATTCCATCTGAAGGATTACACCGGCGAGGTGTATGAAATGGAGTTTGGAGAAGGCGATAATTTTGTGGTTCGCAAAAGCCTTTCCTCATCCCGGGAACGCGACCAAATCATAATGGGAAGTGAGCTTCGTTTTGATATCGTGTTAACCCAAGACACCTTCGATGAGGAGGACTACAAATCGCTTCAGGAGTCAGTATATAGGGATTGGAAGGTGTATTACCGTTATGATGATACTGATGAGTTGATTTTCGTCGGCTTCTTACAGCCAGAGAATATAAGACGTTCGTTGTTTGATCATAACGTCAGATTAAAGCTCTCGGCTAATGATGGCTTGCAGGATTTGGACAATTTCGACTTCACCGACGAGGATGGCGAATGGATTGAGGATAGGCTGTCCACAATGGAGATTCTCAAATATGCTCTCAAACCTCTGGATCAAGAGTTAGATTTTCTTGTCAAACTAAACATTCAACACACGGAGAACCAAGGCGACGATGACTTAATATTCGATATTAACAACCAGGACGCCGGGCGCTCTATCCGGCCTGGCGGCGACGGACGGACTGAGATTGACAGTTGCGCGGGAATGATCCGTAAGGTATTGAGGCCTTTCAACTGCGTGTTACGACAGGATAGAGGTTATTATCGTATTCAAAACCTGGGCGAAAAAGAAACGCGCGACTTCCTCGTAAAATGGGATTCGCTGGATGTGGAGAGTGGTTACCCCCAGCCTTCAGCTGATGTGGTGGATATAACTGGCCGTAACTTTGAACGGCGAGGAGATATTTCCATGGTAGCACCTTATCGGAGGGTTGATCATAAGTTGATGAATAGGAATCTGGGAGAAATCGTGGTTGATCTTGAGACGTTGAGGGATTATGATGAGACGGAAGGTGGCTGGGATTACAGTGGTTATGACTTACGGGGCGAGGATCCTGACCAGAACCTATATATGAGGTTGCCTGTAAGCGATGAACAGGACGAAGGCGAGCGCGCCGTAAAGATGAGAGACCCAGTCTATATGGAGCCTGAGACGGATGCCGATAGGCTTCACTTGAGGTTTTCTCATAACCACGACTCCTTGCCAACAGGAACCTATGTTGATTATGAGATAACTATCCAAAGGTATGCGGATGATGATGGAAGCCCAGGAGCTCTGATTGGTGAACGTTCAATGACTATCCTCGGTTCCGCAGCCGGTTATGAGCGGTTCTACAGCCCCGATACCTCCGTGTTCCGTGTGGATGAGTCGGCTTGGTATAATGTTCAGGTCGAGGTTATTGTTCATGTGGAAGAACTTGAGGATCCTGAGAATGGAAACGGCAATGACAATGGGGATAATGATAATGGTAATGGTTTTGAGGATTTCTATGTTAGGTTCAGGGACTTCTACCTGAGTCGCATATTTGATGAAGAAGAACATATAACTTTTGACCGCCTCTATAGAGGCACGTTCAGCGACGGTCGTATTACAAGAGATGAGAAAGAGATTTGGTACGCAGACGCCCCAAGCGCTGGTGATTTGGCCGGGATATTGATAGGAGATGATCGCACCTACGGATGGTCTCGTTATGGCGAAACTGAGGAGAAGCCGTTACTGGAAATATTAACGCTTGAGAAGATACGCGCGCGTTCCAAGTTCGTTGAGCATATAGAACTAACGGTTCATGATGATAATGATGAGATAACCCCCAGTTCTATTATCAAGATAGATTGGGACGATGGTGAAAGGCATTATGACATAATAAGCTACGAACGTTCTGATTTTCAATCCTTCGCAAAACTCAGGCTTCAGGAAAGGGTGGAAGAGGATCCTGATTATGAATTCAAAATGGTTCCGTTGGACAGCGTCGAGGGTACGGAAACGGTCACTGGCGAGCGCGTGGACGTTACCTCAGTGATGTGGCGGAACATTGTAAACAATCCTATTACGGAAGACAAGGTCGATGAATGGAATGAGGCTTATAACAAAGCCCACGAGCATAGCAATTATAATGAGCTTGAGAAGATAGAAGAAGGCGATGTTGATAAATGGAACCAAGCCGCTGATGATATTAACTCTCAT